CTCTAAGATATGACCATTTTCTGTTTCATATACTTTGTTATAAGGATAGACACTGGCGTAGGATATCTCTGGCTGTGACCACGTATTATTAACGCCAGTTATATTGGTAATTCTTGCGGATTTTCTTGCCGTTAGTGAAGCCGCCTCTTTGTCTGGATTATTAACGGCTAAACGATTGGTGTCCACTTCGTTGATATTTCTAGGATAAATGCCGTTGGGATCATAAAAGCCCTTTGATGTATTTGCCAATTCAATACTATAACCTGGCACACTGCCTATAATCATAAGTTGTTGTGCCATTTCAGCATCTCTAAAGTAACCAAACACCCAACTGCCTTCTACTAATGCCGACGGCGACTGTCCAAGTCCACTAATGCCTGCTGATGTCACTGGCAATATCACTTGTGCCCAAGGTAAATCAGTAGTCGGTAGTTTCTCTTTGTTATCTGTATGAAAGCCAACGGCTCTTACACGAACACGACCAAGATATTCAGGATCATTTCTATCTTCTACAACGCCGTAAAACCACACAAAGCCGTTGCGTCCCATAAAATTTTTATCTATAGCCATCTTTTTTCTCCTTAGGTGCCGTCTTTTAATACACTAGCAATACGTCATTTTCGACTATTTATCGCTGGCTTACGCAAACTCACTTCTAGTCTATTTCTCTACGCTAGCCCTTCTTTATCTTTGTTTTCCTCTACTTTTATTACAATATTCTCTACATTACCATCTATCTTAGTTGCCATCGAGCATTTACCACAGCATTTCGGTGTCCCACAAAAAGGGTGAGATAACTTTTCATACATATCCTGAATTGTTACGGTTTCTTTGTCATTGTCTTTCATTGTTAGTATTACCTTTCTCTTTGTCATTATAGACGTGTTTCTACTTATCTAAGCAATAATTCTCTCGTTGCCATTGAGTGTCAGCGGGCGGCTTAAACTCTAAGCATCCTCATATGAATTGTTTTCAGTTGTATAGTTAATATCATCTGTATAAACACTAGTAAATGCTTGATTAAACTCTTTAGTTTCTGGTTTAAATGGTATCGCACCAGGAGCATATTCTGTTTTTACTGCGTCTTTCATACATTTTAAACTCATTGTGTGTTTCATACTGGCTACGTCTATAGAATGTTTAATTGCCATTACTAAGTATCGTCCAGAAAACAGTGGACTGGATGCTTGTTTATCGCCTTCGTTAATTAAAGGTCGCATTAATGGTAAATCAAAGGAAATAACGTCACCTGCGTGTAACAGTGTGTAACCATAGACTTCTAAGTTTAAATTAATGTTCATCATTTGAAGTCGTTGCGATAGTCTATTTTGTACAGTATCTTTAAGTGCTGGAAACTCATAATCATTATGTATCTTTTGATTATCACAATAGACCATTAGTTTAGCATTGGCTTGTTGACCAAAGTCTTTGTTACTGTCTTCGTAAGGGTGTAATGGCACAAGACCTTTCAGTACGGATCGGTCTGCGTCTTCACTTTCGGTATGAAAATAGTCAGCAAAACTAGATAGATAGTCAAAATCATAAGTGGATACTTGTTTATAAAAACTATCGTGTGTTACTAACTTATTGGCAAATAAACCTTCGTTAATGTTTTTTAACATATTGACTGGTCGATCAAATTCATAACGTATTACACCTTTTAAGTCTTGCCATACATCTTTTGGTTTAATACCAGATAAACTAGGGCTTTTACTTTCGTTGTTCTGCGCCACTGTCTGTATTTGATACTTGTAGTCAAATTTAGTAGGTCGTGGTGACTGTCCACCAATTGCTAATAACGATTCAACACTGCGAAAGTTAAATCCATCAACGGTCTCGTAAAATAGATAACCTGCGTTTTTATATCGTTGTGAAATGGCTTGACTTGCCAAGAACGATATAGCATTCATTGGTTTTAAATTAGGTATGACTAGTTTTGTATTAGTTTTGGTAGGCTCATACGTAAGATACTTGGTAGAGTTTAAATAGTCTTTGTTACGTAATATATCACTGACCGCATACTCAATAGGTCCAGAAAATGCTTGACTTACTCTATTAAAACTGTTATAGTACATCTCCGAAGAGCAAAAGAATATGTTATATAACTGCGCTCTTGGATTGTTTTCATCTGCCTTGACATTTTCTATCTTATAGATTTGAAACGGAAAGCCATTTTCTCTTGTGGCATCTACGCCTGGCATACCAGGTGTACTAAATTTAAGTTCTAATTTCTCTAATCCTGTGATCGGTAATACAGTTCTTACGTCTTGTGCGTCATAGACCATTACTTGTCCAGTAATAACGTTTGAAAATATATCTTCTTTAAGTTCTATACCTACAACAATGTTCTTAATATCCATTTCATACTGCGTACCATCGGTGTCGTTACGTCTATATGAAATAATATTGACGACTTCCAGGTTGTAATCGCCTGCTTGTTCTAGTAAATTAGGATTGTTTGATTCACTGTTTGCCATTACTTTCTCACTAAACGTTTAAATTCAGATAAAAAAGATTGTAAGTAGGAGTTCTTTATTAAATTAATTTGACGTTTCTGGTCTTGTAGTCTTCTTTCATATTCATAGTTTGATACAGATATAGCACCTGGTTCGGTACTATTGACTTCAATATAATGGTCGTAATCATCAGGACCATTTCCTGTTATCGCACCACTTGATTGTACTTTTTCATAATGATGTATGCCACTAGGATTTGAATACTTGTCATTAACAAAGGCTTCAAATTGTTGGTCACTAAGCGGCCAATCGTAAAATCTATCTTTCATATCGTTTGTTAATAATATAATCCAATAGTATTGTGTTGAGCCGTAAACATTATACGATACTGTTTCTGGCGTATCACCACTTTTAATATCATACTTATCAAACATAAAAGAGTTTTGTTTTATACCATCTCTTGCCTTGACACGTCTAATAATATCTGTTACAAGTGTAGGATTGCCTGTCTTTTCAATATCATAAAGTATTTTAGGAAAGTGTGTAAAATAGATAGACATTAATATCCTTTAGCAATTTGTTGTTTTGTTAAGTAAGATGTTTCATTAAACTTTAATGTCGCCTTGATATGCGTAGGAGGCGCACCTTTAATTTTCATTGTGCCTGCCTCTAATTGAGAAGGATCAAATGTACTAAACTGTCCATCAGCAGCATATTGTATATCCATTGTTTCTAATACACATCTACTTATTTTGTTCATAAAATCGTTTACATCATTTTTAAAGTAATAAAATATTTCAAATTCAGATGGCACTTTAAAATATCTACCTGATAAACCACCAGGACCACCATCTAAACTAGGGTGTTGATGATATTTAAACATCCATAAAATTCTGTGTACTTCGTGTGCTTCTCTCTCGTTTCTCGGCCAAAAGTCAAACGTATAACTAAATGATCTAAAATTAGGTTTTTCAAAAAATTGTTCTTCGTGTGGGTTTTGAGCAATACCTAGTGCCTTTGATAATACTTTTTTAGGATCACCTGTTACACCTGTACCAGATAAAAATTCACTAGCAACCGAAGTTACTTTGTCTATGACACCACCAGCAACACCACCTGCGATAGTTTTAAACTTATCTAAACCAGCTTGTCCTCTTGCCTTATTAATTGAACCAACAATATCTCCTGTTAAATCAGTTGCTTCTACTCCGTATGTCATTCCATAACTTACAGATACATTTGGTGGCATATACAGTGTTATAGCACCTGTTGTTATCGTATGTGTTGGCACACTTGATAAAATAGAATTTTCTGCTTTTAAAGATGATTGAGCTTTAAATCCGTCTTCAGAATTATTGTTTGCTCTAAAATTTTTTACGTTGTATTTTGTTTTTTCTGATGCGTCATCATACAATACGGCTTGTTTATCAGCAAGACCTACTCTAGCTGCCATTTCACTATCAGCTGATACTACTGTGCTATTACTATTAGATATTAAATAGAACACCATATAGTGTCCTAATTCTTCCGAAGATATATCTAACGGATATTTTAGTGATGTAAAGTCTAACGCACCCTTTTTAGTTTTGCCCTCATTAAAAGATATGTTTGATTTTAATGATGAACCAAAAGCTGATGAGGATACTGTATCTACTTGTTGACCTTTATAAACGCTGAACGCCATTATTTTTCCTTTATATATATTGTAATATTTATACAAATTATGGCTAAATCATATAAAGGAATATATCGTCCAAGTAACCCTAAGAAGTACGTTGGTGATTCAAAAAGAATAGTATATCGTTCATTATTAGAACGTAGATTTATGTTATATTGTGATAGAACCGAAGATATAACTAATTGGGCAAGTGAAGAAATATCTATTCCTTACATTTCACCTATAGACAAAAAACTACATAGATATTATCCTGACTTTATTGTAAAGACATCTAAGGGTAAAAAGTATATTATTGAAATCAAACCTTATAAACAAACATCACAACCAAAAGCACCTAAACGTAAAACAAAAGCCTATCTACGTGAGCAATTAGAATACATTAAGAATACAGCAAAATGGCAAGCCGCTAAAGCATTTTGTGAAGATAAAGGATTTGAATTTAAGATTATGACTGAAAAAGAATTAGGTGTTTATTAAATCATTTGTGAAATCTTATCTACATAAGAATCAACTTCCGTATCTACACGACCAGCGTTAGTCATTGTACTAGAAATATTTGTATTTTGTGTTGCTGATACAGGAGCTGACACAACACTTGTTCCAGTATTTGTTTTGACAGGTTGTAAACTTTCACCTTTACTGACAACAGGTTTTGTTTCTACATTACCTTGAGCAACTGTATTTTTAGATACAGAATTTTCTAAATTAGAATTAACAATCGAAGC